AGAAGTATTTACACTAAATATCGTGAGATATGTAAAAGACATGATTTATTTGGTATAGGTATAAGTCAAGCTTCAGCAGATGCCGAGGGTAAAACTAATGTAACTTATGCTATGATGGAGAATAGTAAAACTGGTAAAGCAGCAGAAGCTGACCTTATAATAGGTATTGGCAAATCAGATGTAACAGATAATGACGATAAACGTAGATACTTAACTGTATCAAAAAATAAGTTGACTGGTTTTCATGGTAGGGTAGTATGTAATCTCGATACAGAGATGAGTAGGTATACAGCATGATTACATATTTAGATGTAGAGACAACATTTGTTGTAGATGATAACAAAAGAACAGACCCATCTCCGTTCAATTCACAAAATAAATTGGTATCAGTGCAGTGTGCCGTTGATAAAGAGTCCATACAATTTCACTGGTTTTATCACAAAGATTTAAATACAAACACTCACAACTCATTTGATAAAGTGCAACAAACTTTAGATAAAACTACTTTGCTTGTAGGACATAATATAAAGTTTGATTTAATATGGTTGTGGGAAAGTGGATTTAAGTATCAAGGAGAAGTATACGACACAATGATTGGTGAGTATATATTACTGAGACAACAAAAATATGGACTTAGCTTGTATGATGCTTGTGTTAGACGTAAAGTTGCTATGAAAAAATCTGACTTAATATCTGACTACATGAAACAAGGAATAGGCTTTGATGAAATGCCAATGGATATAGTTGAAGAGTATGGTATTGCTGATATAGAATCTACAAGACAACTACATAAAGCACAATCTGATTTATTCCAAAGTAAACACAACTACACAGTTGTTAGACATCTTAACCTTATGAATCAGTTTCTGCCGGTGTTAGCCACTATAGAACGTAATGGTATTAAAATTGATACTGGTGCACTACAAGATGTAAAATTCAGTTATGAGTTGGAGCAATCAGAATTAAAGTCTAAGATGGAAGCAATATGTAATACAGTTATGGGAGACACTCCTATAAACTTTGCATCACCAGAGCAAGTAAGTCAACTTATATACTCACGTAAAGTTATTGATAAGAAAAAATGGGCACAAGCATTTAACATAGGTTTGAATGAAAAAGGTAAACCACTGCTAAGACCTAGGATGAGTACATCTCATTTTGTGTCGTTAGTTAAATCAATGACCAGAAGAGTTCACAAAACTACGGCACAACATTGTACTAAATGTAGTGGTAAAGGAGAGTTTTACAAAATTAAGAAAGATGGCACTCGTTGGAAGAAACCATCAAAATGTGTGATGTGTCAAGGGCAGGGATATATATTTATGCCTTTACCCAAAATAGCAGGACTCACAATGAACCCCAGAGATATATTTGATGTGTCGGCAAATGGTTTTGCTACAGATAAAAATACCTTGGTTAGATTATTAAATACTGCTAAGTACAAAGGCAATGAAAAGGCAGAAGAGTTTCTCAAGTCCACTGTTAGGCTAAATGCAGTGGATGTATATTTATCTAGTTTTGTTGGAGGTATAGAACGTAATACTAGGAAGAGTGGTTTGCTACATCCTAAATTTAATCAGTGTGTAACAAGAACTACTAGACTATCCTCATCTGACCCCAACTTTCAAAATCAACCCAGAGCCTCTACATTTCCAGTAAGAGCAGTGGTTGTATCAAGATTTGATAATGGTAATATACTTCAAGCTGATTATAGTCAGTTAGAGTTTCGTGTAGCTGCACAACTGTGTGGGGATGAAAATATGTATAATGACATTATCAATGGTAGTGATGTTCACAGATATACGGCTTCTATTATTTTTAATAAGGCTGAAAAGGATGTCACTAAAGAAGAGCGTACAATCGCAAAAGCCCATACTTTTAAACCTCTCTATGGTGGCACTACAGGAACGCCTAATGAAATGGCTTACTATAAAGCTTTTGTTGATAAGTACCCTAAGCTAGGAGAATGGCATGATTTACTTCAAACTGAAGCTATATCGTATGGGTCTGTTAGTATGCATACTGGTCAGCAATTTGCTTTTCCAGATACTAAAAGGCTTGCGAATGGCAATGCATCGGGAGCACCCTCTATTAAAAATTATCCCGTGCAAGGTATTGCAGGTGGTTGTGTCGTTCCACTGGCACTTATTCATTTACAACATGAACTTGAGAGTAAAGGCGTTACGTCTAAAATTATTAACACAGTACATGACTCGATAGTCTTGGATGTATATCCGGGAGAAGAAAAGACAGTAGCAACAATGACTTACAATGCTATGACTAAAGTAGACAAACAATTTGAAGATTTTTACAACGTAAAATGGAAGGTTCCACTTAACGTAGATTTAGAAATAGGTAAAGATTGGTTAAATATGAATGAATTTGACTTGACTAAGGACTAATTATTTAGTATAAATAAGATTCTTATAAGGAGAAAAATCTATGAATGATTTAACTTTAACTACATCCTCCAAGTTTGAGGATATCGCAAAAATAATAGGGCAAGATGAGTCCTCTAATTCGTCAAGCCCTGCAATGTATTATCTGAAGATAAACAGAGACCATGAAGACGATTCCGGCAGGTCAATTCCTGCAGGTTCATGGACTACTGAGTTAGACGATAATAAGGTGGTCTATGCTAAACAAGTAGACTTCCAACTATTTGCTCAGAGGTATCAGTATCTACACTATGACGCTGAAGCAAATGAAATGGTTAGCAGGTCAATATTCGCTAATAATTTGTATCCACAGACGGAGATTCCGGATACTGTGGGAACATTTAGATGTGGGTCTGTTCCTGCTAGTCAACGTGAAGGATTATCTGCCGATAAGGCTTTACTACAGAAAAGTATCAAATGCTTTCGTATGTTGTTTGGTAAGGTGTCCTTTATAGATGGTGTAGACTCAGATGGTAACTCTATAGAAGTTAATGGTTTACCTGTGTTATGGCGTGCAAGAGGTAGCAATTTTATGCCTATTTCTGTCCCCATTGATTCCCTCTCTGCACAGAAAAAACCTTTTATTTTTTATAAGTTACGTGGTTCTTTAGAGAAGAAAAAGAATGGTGGTCTTGTCTATTATGTCGGAGGTTTTAAGGTCAATGAAGGACCCGTTGACTTCTCTGATGAAGACCAAGGTACTTTAGCTTTCTTTATGGATTACATTAATTCTGAGAATAAAAAGGTCATGGCTTTATACGATGAAACTTTGCGAAAGCAGGGTAAAGTCGTTGACCATGACCCCGTCAATGTAACAGTTGATGATGCCTTGAATGATGACTTATCGGTATCTGGGGCATGAATAGAATAGAAGCTGCTCTTCTTTCTTTCCTTTCTAAGGCAGCTTCTGGTGAGGGGGTTACAATGCCCCCTCGTCTATTAAAAGAGTTTGGTAAATCTTGTGAGCAAGCTCTGACTAAACACTTTACGAAAGGTAAAGAAGAATTTAGGCTTCGCATGAGTAATGCAGGCAAACCACTTTGTCAATTACAAATGCAATCAAAAAATGTAAAAGCAGAAACCCCCACCTACGATTTTAAAATGAGAATGATAATGGGAGATGTGTTAGAAGCCCTCATCATAACATTAATAAAAGCTTCCAAAATAAAAGTAAAAAATACACATAAGAAAGTTGAATATAAATTAGATAAAAATAATTATATCTCTGGTGAATATGATATTGAATTATCGGATGGCATATACGATATAAAAACTGTGTCCCCTTTTGCATTTGAACATAAGTTCAAACCAGATGATGCATATGAAAGAATAAAAGAATCTGATTCATTTGGGTATGTTGCACAAGGACATGGATATGCTATGGCTGCAAACAGACCTTTCAAAGGTTGGATTGCATTAAATAAATCTACTGGTGAAATAACAGTAGCAGAAGCAAGAAATACTAAGAAGGAGAAGGAATATGTCCATAATAAATTATGCACTGCTTTTAAATCATTACATGGAAAAAAGTCTTTTGAAAGATGTTTCTCCGATGTACCGGAAGTCTTTTATAAAAAAGATACGGGAAACAGAACCTTGGGGATTGAGTGCAGTTACTGCCCCTTTAAACATTCATGTTGGAAAGGTTTGGAGTTCAGAAGACAATTACCAAGCAAAGGAAAAAACCCAAAATGGGTCTGGTACACCCACATCACAAAAGAATGGCGTGACGCTGACAATACAATATAAGGGTAATGACGATAGTCCCATAAGTAAAATAATTAAAATAACTAGAGAACAAGCAGATGACTTTATCCAAGAACTTAACCAAGACCTCCCGTTTACGACCCTTGAAACGGACACTCAGACAATCACAATCCCAACTAGAAATATCACAGAAATCCGTATCGAAGAAGATGAGACCCCAATCAGCAAAAGCAAAGGGAAGAAAACTCCAGACATGGGTAGTGGAGAAGCTACTAAACCTTCTTAAAAATGTCACTGGATTAGACATAAAGTCTACCCCTATGGGAGTTAATGGGGTAGATGTCCAGTTGTCTACTGCTGCATTTAAACAGTTTCCCTATAATATAGAATGTAAGAACACACAAAGACTCACAACCATATATAATTACTATGAACAAGCTGAGTCTCACAATCATTATGGTAAACCTTTAGTGATTGTAAAAATGAATAGAAAAAAACCTTTGGCTATAATAGATGCTGAACACTTTATAGAATTAGGAGTGCGTGATGAAAAAACCTAAACCACATTGGGTAGTAGCATCTGATGATTCTTTTAACAAAGTATTGAAGTTCGTTATTATTTCTTTATACTGTTATGCTATGTATTTAGTGATTGTGGAGTTGATAACATGAATAAAATAATTTATGATGTTTGGGAAAGTATTATGAATTATGAACGTAATCCTTTACGACATATCCCCGATTTGAACGTAAGACATATGATAATGCAAGTCTTAGCATGGATGTGGTGCATAGTATTTTCTATGTATTTTGGCAGTATGTGGGTGTTTGGTGTAACTGCTATAGCACACGTATTTATATTAGGTGCTATCGTTTTAACTGTTGCTACATTTGAAACTGCAAAAAGAAAACCGAACTTTTTTATTATGAAAGGGTATCATACACCTAGTCGTAGTCGTGCAATTTATTATAAAGGTAAAAGATTTGAGTTAGATAAAAATGACAAAGGGGGAGAACATGAGTGATGTTAAATTAAGAGGGGGAGACTCTGCAATAATAATAAGACACAATGAAGAAGGATATGATATGGAAATTTATCATAAGTACGACAGAAATTTATTGACAGAGGAAGACAGTATGTATTATGCTTTGTTGACACGAGGTATGGTGCATAATGCAATAACAGACCCCGACCAAACATTAGAAGATGGCAGACACAGTTTTGAAAAAGAAAGTAAAGAAGTTACGAGACACTAATGGGAATGTATAGAGAAGCAATAAAGAAAAAATATAAAGAGGTAGGAGATATGGTTAGGAAACAATCACAAGAGCAATCAGACCATAAGCAGACAATGGATATGGTAAACAATCCACCACATTATAATAAATCTGGTATAGAAACTATTGAAGCTATAAAAGCTATGACAGATAGGGGTTTTGAATATTATTTACAAGGTAATATAATGAAGTACCTTTGGAGATACAGATATAAAAATGGTGTTGAAGATTTAGAAAAAGCACAGTGGTATCTCAGTGAGTTAATAGATGAACTAAAAAATGATAAAAAAAGTATCGGTTAAAATAATTGCAAAAGTAGATGCACAAGAATTTATATTAGACATAGAAGAGTTGTCTAGTGTTTTAGAAGATGTTATCACGGATGTGATGCATGACATAAATGGTATAGAAACAAAAGATGTAACAGTGAGGATAATTAAATGAACAACGTAACATTACCAACTTATTATCAACAATTTATTCACAAATCTAGGTATGCTAGATGGATGGATGACGAGGGTCGTAGAGAAGAATGGCATGAAACTGTGTCTAGATATATAGATTTTATTTCTAAGCATTTGAAAACAAAGCATAATTTTACTTTAGATGAAGATATAAAAGAAAATATTAAACAAGCTATTTTACATCAAGAAGTTATGCCTTCTATGAGAGCTATGATGACAGCAGGCAAAGCATTAGACAGAGATAATACTGCAGGATATAATTGTTCTTATCTACCGGTTGATGACCCAAAAGCATTTGATGAAGCTATGTATATTCTTATGTGTGGAACTGGTGTAGGGTTTTCTGTAGAAAGAAACTTTATAAGTAAACTACCAGAAGTGCCTGCATTGTTATTTGATACAGAAGAAACTATTATAGTAAAAGATAGCAAAGAGGGTTGGGCAAAAGCATTTCGTAAGTTACTAGCTTTATTATGGGCAGGAGAGATACCTAAATGGGACTTAAATCTTATTAGACCTGCAGGTGCTAAACTAAAAATATTCGGTGGTAGAGCATCTGGTCCAACACCTTTAGATAATTTATTTAGATTCACAGTTAAAATATTTAAAGATGCAAAAGGCAGAAGATTGTCTAGTTTAGAGTGCCATGATTTAATGTGTAAAGTTGGTGAAGTAGTTGTATCCGGTGGTGTTAGACGTTCTGCTATGATTAGTTTATCTAACTTATCTGATGACAGAATGCGTCATGCTAAAACTGGAGAGTTTTACAAAACAGAGCCACAAAGACAAATGTCAAATAATTCAGTGGCTTATACTGAAAAGCCAGACCCTTATACATTTATGAGAGAGTGGCTTGCTCTTGCAGAGTCTGGAACTGGTGAGAGAGGTATGTTTTATAGAGGAGCTGCTAAAAACAAAGCTTTAGAAAATGGTAGAAGAAAAGCTGAATATGATTTTGGCACTAATCCTTGCAGTGAGATAATATTAAGACCTTATCAATTTTGTAATTTATCTGAAGTTATAGTTAGAGGTAATGATAATTTAGATACATTAAAAGCTAAAGTTCACACTGCTACTTTAATAGGTACGTTCCAATCTACTCTAACTCACTTCCCTTATTTACGCAAAGTGTGGCAAAATAATACTGAAGAAGAAAGATTATTAGGTGTATCTATGACGGGAATAATGGACAATGCTATAACTAATGGTAAAAGTGACAAACACGAACTAAAAGATGTTCTTAATCAACTTAGACAGATAGCCGTAGAGACTAATAAAGAGTATTCTAAATTATTAGGTATACCTCAATCCACTGCTATTACGTGTGTAAAACCTTCGGGCACAGTATCACAACTAACTGATTCTGCTTCCGGTATTCATGCTAGACATAGTAAATATTATATAAGAACAGTTCGTGGAGATAAAAAAGACCCCCTCACAAAATTTATGATGGATAACAACATACCTTGGGAAACTGATGGATGGAGTAAAGAAAACGCTGTGTTTAGTTTTCCTATAAAAGCTCCAGATGATTGCATTACAAGAGACGATATGTCTGCCATAGAACAATTAGAGTTTTGGAAAATATATGCCGAACACTGGTGTGAACACAAACCTTCTGTTACTATATCAGTAGCAAAAGATGAGTGGCTTAAAACGGGTAGTTGGATATATGATAACTTTGATATAGCTTCGGGATTATCTTTCTTACCTCGTAATGATATGGTGTATGAGCAAGCCCCATATCAAGATTGCTCACAAGATACATACAAAGAGTTTAGTAAAAAAATGCCAGAGTTCATAGATTGGACTAAACTAAAAGACTACGAGACAGAGGACAATACAGTTGGTAATCAAACACTAGCTTGTACTGCCGATAGTTGTGAAGTAGTTGACATAGGGAAGTAAATGTGGTATGGCTACTGTAGATAGATTTTTTAAACAAGGACAAAAAGATTTTTTTAGAACAAGTAGAACTAATGGCAGAGTACATGAGAGAACTAATCCTTACAATGAAAATTCTTTTAGAGGTAAAGAATGGTTACGTGGATTCAATAATAGTTACTTTAAAAATTTGAGGAGGCACAAATGAGAGATATGTTATTAGCAGCAGCTAAATCCTACTACGTAGGACACATAAATAAGCACATAGCCAATGTAGAAGTATACTTAAGAACTTCCGTGGGTATTGGTGAACACTCTGATATAATAGAGTCCATAGATAAAGAGATTGCAGAGATTGGAAAGTATGACGATAGATTAGCTATGATATTAAAATACTTTGAGACAAAAAAAGAAGAAAAAGTTGAGAGCAAAAAGAAGTGAGACCCTCAGTAAAAGATAGGAAAAAATTTGACATTGACCTAAAGTGGGGTGAAGTCAGAGAAAGAGAAGTTGCCGATATGCTTCAAAATAAAAAAATTGAAGTTAAGTCTGAAAGAGATATGTGGCAACGGACAGGTAATATAGCAGTGGAGTATGAAAGTTATGGCAAAGCATCCGGAATCAAAGCAACAGAATCAGATTATTGGTTTCATAACCTATGTATTGGCAAAGAAACCTATGCAACACTTGTTTTTCGCACTGATGTTTTACGTAGTATTATTGACTCCCTTGATTATACTAAGTCAGTAAGTGGGGGAGACCACAATGCATCTAAGATGTATTTATTAAATATACAAAAGTTATTTTCATCAGACGTAATTAAAGCATTTAGAGAAAGGGAAAAAAATGATATCAACAATAGAAAAACCACTGAGCCCAGTGTGGAAAAATGCACAAAGATACAAGGCTAGATTCTTTGAATCAAAGCATCCTTTGTGTGGTACATATTTAGTATATGCTGTAGTAGGCAGAAAATGGGCAAGAGTTTCACAAGGAGACTTGGTGTTACCAGATAAGAGTAGTAGATATCAACTACCTAGATTTAGAATAAGCGTTAAGGAATGGGAAAGACTACCCGTTAAAGAAAAATGGCAGGAAAGAGATTAGAATTGACAACTCAAATGGATTTATTTGTTTCACCAACTATTAATGGTATAGCACTGACTGTCACACCCGATGGTTCTGATGCTATGTTTAACGAATATAAATGGAGAGAAGTGATTGATACTTTGATTGATGGTCACACTGTTACTGTGTTGAAAAACAAAGATGTTCGTATCAGCTACGACAGTAGATTATTTTTGTTAAAGGTAGCAAACAGTTTAAGAATGCAAGCTGATTCTATAGAAAATAAAATAAAAGGAATGAATGTAATTAGGTAGACTCTAATGCCATAGGGTCTTCTTTTTCTTCTTCTTTTACTTCATTAAAACTTGGTATTGGGTTCATAGAAGAATACAATTTAACTTCGTAATTATTTAGTTTCTCAAGTAATTCCAGCTTTTCTTTTTTAGTATTACCTAAGTTTACTTCTATAAAAGTCATTGGACTATTTGGCTTACCATCTCTAACTATTTTATAATTAAACCCCAACTTTTCTAGAGTTTTCATTTTATTTTTATCATACTGGTCTTTTAATCTAGCGTAACGAACCTCTCCCTTTTCGTTTTTAGCTCCTAATATTCCTTTAGTTAAAGCTTCTTCTGTTGGCATACCATACTTTTGATAAAATAAATTTGCTTCTACTTTTGGAAGATAACTCATAGGGTCGATTGTATTGGGGAGCATAAGATATGAATCTATTATTTTTTCTTTAATTGCTGTTATCCATACAGAGTTAGGGATTTCTTTAGATATCTTTCCTGCCTCTGCTATTTTTTTTATTATCCCTGCTACTTTTCCTTCTTTTTCTTGCATAACTAATTTATTAGTATTATCAGAAAATAATACTTTTGTTAAATTTTCGTTATCCTTAAGTAATTTTTGTAAACTACTGTTTACACTACTTTTATTAACTTGCCCTGATGTTAAAGTATTTTTTTTGACCACATCATCTATTACACTTTTTTCCAAAAGTCCCATACGAGATATGAGGTAAGGGTCTTGTAAGTAAAATACCCCTTCTAAAAATATTCTATTTAATTCTTTTTGAGGCATATCCTTTAATAAATTACTTATTTTTTTATCAAGGTCATACTTTTTATTTAACCTCATGTAACCTTTAACAGCAGCAGAAGGGTCATCAATTCCTTTTAAACTGTAAAAACCTCTTTCTGTAACAATAGTAGCAGCATGACTACTTGCTTTTTGTTGTAGTTCTCTTATATACCCTTCATCTGTTTGAGTATTTAAAATTTTAAATAACGCAGAGTCACTTGCATCAGCGTTTCCTAATGGAGACATATAATATGTATCTAAATCTTCTGGTCTACCTTTAAAATTTATCCACCCCGATAGCTTAGCTTGAGTATTAAAAGTATTAAATTGTGCCTTATCAAAGCCTTCTTCTATAGCTTTTTTTAAATTAAATAAAGTTGTCATTTCTACCAACTGGTCTGGTTTATTTATAAAATTTGCAAAAGCTTTACTAGCCAAACTTAAACCTTCCTTGTCTGGAGGCACAGGAGTAGACCCTTTAAATTTTATACTTTCCATTGTAAACATCATATCTTCTGGGTCTGTAAATTGACTTGGTTTAAATGTATCATACTGCTCTTCTGCAAAACGTATTATTGTTTTACCAGAGCCCCAATTTTTTTCTGCCGTTTGTATTTTATCACGTAATTCATCAAAAGCTGTTAAATCTCCGGGAGTTGTCATTGTTTGCCTTTTTCTATCTCGTCTGGCTTGTTTATATAAATTAAATAATTCTTCTCCTCCTAAATCTTTATGTTTGATTAAATTTATCATAGCATCAGATACCTCATCCTCAAGTATAAGTCTGCCTGCTTCTTCTTCTATATCAATAACTCCTTGTTTATTATCTAATACAGCTTTTTGAGCTTCTATTTTTGCTAATTTAGCGTTTATATTAAATATTTCATTGTGTGATAAAGGATTTGAAAAGTAAATTTTTTCTTCCATTATTGGATGGAGTCCCAATGAACTAGACATAGGTTCTCCTCCTTGTTGTATGGAACGAGGAGTAATTGCTTCATTTATGTTAGGTTCTAAACTATTTTGTATGGCTGCTCTTGTATAATTATGTATATAATTTTCTATGTATCTAAAGTATGTCATTCTTTGTAGATTATCATTTTTAAAAATATCAAGAATATCTTGAAAAGAATAAAAGTCATTGTCTTTTAGTTCTGCATATTGTTTTCTTATGTCATCTCCGATGTTTAAATCCGTTTTTATTATCTTTGGATTCATAACACTATCGTATTTAGGTATTCTTAATGACTCAATTAAAACACGTAACTTTTGTAAACTTATTCTAAAATTCAAAAGTGTTTTAAAATCCGTTTCGAATGTATATGCCTGCTTCTGCAAAAATTCTATATCTGATGCTGAATCTCCAGTAGGGTAAGTTCTTATGAGATTTTTGTCTTCTACTCCATAGTTATTTAATGCAGTGTCTTTAGGTTCATCAAAAGTATATGTTTTTTTACTGAAACTGTCAGTAATAACTACGTTTTTATTTGGGTCAAGCATATTTGTTTTTTTATAAAATTCAACATCACTTCTGTATCTTTTCAAAGGTGAAAAAACATGACCCCCTCTTACCATAGTGTACCTAAGATTTTTGCCTCTTGTGTACCCTGATAGCAACATCATTTCATCCTTTAAACTGGGCTGAACATCATTATCTCCTAGTTCTCGTATTTCCAATGAACGAGAATGTCCATATATAGGTTCAAATCTTTCTTTACCAGTCGTTCCTTTCATTTCTAAAATTTGAGGGTGCTTGTATTGGGCAATGCCTTCGCCATATGGACTATCTACATCTTTTGCTTTGTATCCAATACTTTTCTCACTATTTGTTATTCTAAAAGAATTTGTTAGGTTTTGTACACCCTTGGCATTATGTCCAAAACCCTCAGAATATTTACTCATGTAAGCTGCTACGTTTGCTTGTGTTATATCTGCCGGTCCAGTTTGCTCTATATCTAACTTGGCTAACTCTTCTTTTACGCCTAGGTCATTTACTTTAATTAAAGGTACATTTTTTGGATTGTTTTCTAGTAGTCTTTCTACATCTTTTTGTTTTTGTGGTAACTTATTTACGTTTATTTGTTTTAACTTTAAAAATTCATCTATGAACTCTGCACCTTTTTTTGTGCCCATATTTTTAGCTTTTGCTACAATGCTTTGAGTTAAAAATTCATTGCCAAAACTAGCTAGTCCTCTCAGGTTAAATCCTGATGCAATAGACCCTCCGGGTGCTCCTACAGTTATTTCTGCAGCAGGCATCATTGAAAGCAAAGAACCTTTTGTGTACCTAACTTTTTGAATTTCATCAGTAAACGGAGTAACAGATTTTAAATAATCTAAGTACTCAATAGGACCTACTAATGTTTTAGGGTCAGTTTTTTTATCAACTGGTGTAGCAGGACCCTCCCTCATACCTACGGGTTCTATAAAACCTTTTGTAATATTGTTAGCTTGATTTATTACATTTCTGGGGCTCATCAAAGATAAATATCCGGGAGCTTTACTTGTTTTTTTAGCAATCTTTTTTTGTTCTTCTATTCTTATTGCTTGATTTATAAGTTGGTCTTTTATAGCTTCAAGACTAGATTTTGTTGCTAGACCTGTTAATGTCTTTGGTTCACCATATTGCGTAAAGAATGGATTGGCTATATCTGTTAAAGTTGAACTTACTAAACCTTTAGGAGCATCTTTCTGTCTTTTTAAAAATGCTTCTATATCTTTTTTATTTATTTCTAAGTCTTCTAAAGTAAAAGGACCCTCAGTAGGGTCCACGTACTCTATTTCTGCATCTAGTTGTTCAACTAAACCTTTATTAATATATTCTTCAGTCATTACTGTAACGCTTTATTAGTTTGCATATCTAAGCTATCTAAGTATTTTTTTAATCCGGGGTCTACAAGTTCTTCAGTCTGTTGTGCCTCTCCACTACGAACACCCGTTGCATCCATAGCAAGTCCCATGACCATATTACCTATAGAGCCTGCACCAAAAAAATATTGTTTTAATTTACTTGCAGGAGTTTGTGGTTTGCCTAAACCTGTCATAGCATCAGAAAATTGTTTACTGGCAAATAATTTAGCTATTCTAGCTTGGGCACTTAATCTAGCCATGCCCGATATAAATTTCTTTGGGTCTAGTGTAAACATATTACCTATTATCTGTGCACCTGCTAAAGCAGAACCTGCATCTGCACCAGAAGTTTTTATGACTGCTACATAATTTCGAATGCCCTCAAATATTTCTTTATCTTTGGATGTTAATATCCTACCATCAAACATATTAGCTGTATTAAATCTAGTTAAAATTTTATCTAAGGCAGTAGCATCTATAATCATATCTCCTACTTGAGAATACGCACTGTTTTCATTGACTTTTTTGAAAACGCCACTTTGAGTAGAAAATATAAAGTCTATAAAACCTGCACGTATGTTTTCTTTAGCAGTCTTTTGTTGTCCTTTTGGTAATCTAGATAATATATTTATTATAGCGTCTACATCTTGTGTTAAACCTAAATCATCTGACTTACTAACAACGCTATCAAATATTGTTTTTAATTCTGTATTTTTTATTCTGTTACCTAATGCAAATTTTTCTGGTAAATCTCTAGATTCCATTTTTGCTATTGCATCAATATCTTTTAATAATTCTTTTTTTATTTTAGAAGTTATACCTAAATTTGTTAGTTCTCTAGTTGTAAATGACTCAATATATTTTTTAACATCCACTGCTGTTTGTATCTTTGTTACTCCAACTGTTCCTGCTCCAGATAATTTATTACTGAGTACATCTGCAAAAGCTCTTTGTAATAGATTAAGAGGTCCAGATACGTTAGCTTTACCTTTTAAATTTTTAGTTATGTAGTCCTCTTGAAAAGCTATATTAGATAATGTTACATTAGCTCTCTCTTGTATGCCGGATGCTGAAGGACTTATTCCTAATTTAGTTAAAATACTCGTAGGTTCGTCACCGGTTTTAGCTGCTATTCTAGCTTCAGTTTGAACAGTAGTGCCCATCTTTTCAAATGTTTCACCATAAAATTTATTGGCTGTTGATATTTCTTTTGTTACATCTATTGCATCACTTGGCTTACCTATAGTATCTAGTATAGTTCTTCGCAAGTTTTGTGTAAAAGAAGCTAATTCTGGATTGGGAGTTTTACCTACATCTCTAGCAAAAGAACCTCTTGACATTTGACCAAGTAGTACAGCATAATTATGTAATAATTTAGCAGGAGTATCAATAATTATATTGTTGCCCTCAAGATATTTTGCATACTCTGGATGACTTTTCTTAAGTCTATCCACAGCTTTTTTTATACCTGCACTAGTTAAAACACGATTACCTTTACTTGTAACTCCTAACGCTATTAAATCTTGAACTATTGAATCAACTTTTTGTTGACCTGTAACAACTGGGACATTACCTGCTTCTATTTTTTTAGTGCCTACACCTTGCTTACTTACAGGAACTGTATCCTTTGCTTCTCTTCTAACTATTAAATTACGTATTGCTTCTAAGTTATAAGAGCTATTACCTACTTTATCAAATACAGCTTTGTATAAACCTCTGGACTCATCCATTCTTAAATTAAAAAACAAATCTTCTAAATCATTTAGTTTTGCACCTAATCCTTCGTAATCTATTACAGTTTTGCCACTTCTTAAATTTTGTAGCATTTTACTCATGCTAGACATAGCCTGTCTAAACTCATTAAAGTTGCCAGTTCCTATTTTACCTGTATATTCTTTTAAATAATTAACGGCACTCTGCATCTGTGCACGTAATACTTTAGGTATAATAACAGAAGTTTGTTCTGCAAGAGAGGCTAATCTGGATATCTTTTTATCCATAGTTCTTTGAGGTAAAATTGTTGGAACTAAACCTTTTTTCTCTGCAAATTTTTCAGCTTCTATTGTGGATTTAAATATATTAGTATCTTCTACAGACATATTTTCTCTGACACGACCAAGGGCTACTTTTAATTTGTCTACTAATGTTAAAGGTAAATTTAATATGCCTATCAAACCTCTTAACTCTTGATTAAATTGTTCCCTAGGTATTAAGTTTTGTTTAGATAATAATTGTTTAAGTGCTTTGCCTGCTTGAGGGTCTGCAAATATTTTTGTTAATTCTTCTGCAAAAGTTCCAAACTCTTCTGCTTCGTCTTCTCGTAGTCCAAAGACTTCTTGTAAGTATTGTCTGCCTCTTTCTGCACCTTTGTTAGTAGCATATAACATATATCCTAAAGATGTTAAACCCACGACAGGTGCTAATATAACTCCTCCGGGCAATAAACTTACTAAAGCTGAAGCAGCACTTGAGGTAACTAAAGAAGTACCTACTGCAGCAGCGTCTGTAGTTAGTTCATAGGTAATTGCAGGCAAAAACTTTTGCACATAATCTAATGTATTTTGTGTGGGACTGGTGAAAGGGGTAAAAGAGCCATCTTCTTTTTTTATAGATACGTAATATTTATCTTGTAAAAAGGTAGCATCTTTATCTTCAATTACTTTGTAATTATCTGGACCAACTATTTTTTCTATTGCATTTTCAAATTGAACTTTATTGTCAGCAAAACCTGTTAGTATCTGTCCACTAATACCTAGTTTATCAGATACCTCAGTGTTGTTACGTTCATACGTACTTCCAAACTGTTTTGCAGCTTCATTGATTCTGTCTGTCCTAGCTTTATCTAATAGTGCTCTATTTCTTTCTGCGGCTTCAGCATCTAATTTTTTAAGTTGGAATGGGTCACCAATGCCTATATCAATCTTATCTGTATAAGGCTTAAATATAGGCTCTAAGTCTGGTTTTTCTGTTGTTTTTGCAATACCTTTTGGTATACTAGGAGCATTGCCTAACTGTTCATCTAGGCTATTTAAAAATTTATCTTGATTTTCCATTACTGTAATCCAGCTACTGTTATAAATTTATTTTTGTATTTAGTTTTGTATGTCTCAGGTTGAGATAAGCTTGCCTCAAAAGCACCTACGGAGTTTTGAGCTAACATCATAGCTTGGGCTACTTTTCGTTTCATAGTTATATCTGCTGAAACTACGTCAAGTCCTTGTGCTTTTACAATTTGGTCAAATACTCTTTTTGCAACGGAATCTTTGTTAATATCTATTACACCGGCATCTGTTTTTTCTATTACAGATATACCTCCAGCTTTCCCTGCACCATTATTTATAGCAATAGCATTAGCCATAGATGTTATAAACTGTCTCTCTAAACCTGCTATAGCAGCTAATGCACGACTTTCTCCTATTGTAGGAGAGTTTAATATACCTAAGTATCTCTCAATTAAAGCTTTATCTTGGTCAGATATTCTTGGGTCTTTAAATATAGAATCTTTAGCACCCTTAAAGAATAGGATAGCATCTTGTATAGAGCTTTGTAATTCTCCACCACCAAAAAATTGAGATAATGCATCAGCACCAAAGAAGTCTGCAAAGTCGGTGAATACTAATTGAGTTTGACCTATGACGTTGAAAGCGTTTGGATACTTAGCTATTACATTTCTTAAATTATTTATTCTGCCTAAGTTTCCATAGTTAGTTGTAAGTATTTCCTTGTTTGTTTCTTCTATTTTTTTAGTAGGGGCAAGAGTCTGTCCCTCAATATTTGTACGTTTAATAGGCACACTTCTTGCACCATCTTTAGTATAAATCACTTGTACAGTTTCAGATTGGAGTGTCCTTGCAGGATTTACAACTGCCTCTGTCGCTAATTTTGTTATTTCATCATCAGATAAATTTTCATTGCCCGGGTAATCTTTTATTATTAATTTCATAGCGTTTATTTCTTCTTGTAAACGACTAGGTTTATCTGAAGATGCAGTGGTGAGTCCTGCAGCTATGGCTGATGGAGTTGCCTGAAATTTTGTTTCAAGTTCTGGTAATTTAAATGTTCCTGCTAAAGTTTTTCTAACTTGTGCCTCTGGTATACCACTTCTATTAGAAAACATTTTTACAACTTCATCATTAGAATAATATTTAAATAAATTCTTAAATGAATTAAATATAGATTCTTCTCCTGAACCTTTAGGAGCTATATCAACTTTATCTATCTCATCTAGTTTTATAGGAGATACCCCTGATTCTATAGGTTTAGGTTCTTCTACTCTAGTGACAGGTAAACCTTTTGGAAACGCAGCTAACATATTATTTATTATCTTAGAGGCTTTATCTACTTTGCCCCCACTTAACTGATATGCTTGTTTCGCTATACCTACATCTACACCTAAATTTTTAGCTATTGTTTTTATTGCATTGTTTTCTGCTAACGCTGTTTTTTCTTTTTCTAAGAAATCTTTTGCCATAGCAGTATATTTTTCATTTAAGTTTGCTATTCTATCTTCTGCATTCTGAGGTATATTCTCTGTTAAAAATTGCGTAGCAGTTGGCAACGCACCTCTCATTATTCCACCTAATGTTATAGCCATTACATTGTCTCCCGTCTAGCCATTAAACCACTTTGAGGCTGAGGTTCATCCATAGGTTCTTCTGGCATATCTTCTTTCATTCTGTCCTCAAAACTTTGTACTGATGCTTTTTCAAAATCTGTTTTATCTTTTTTAAATTCTGCAATTCTTTCTAGTCCTTCATCAATCATAGAGTCTTGATTTGGTATAACTTTATATTCTACTCCTGCTTTTTCTGCTAAGTTCATAATCAACATAGTTAAATCTTCACCAGACAATATCGCTACGTCTGGATTTAATAATCCTTCTGCAAATCCTGCTAATAATAGAGAATCTACTATTGTTGCTACAGGTATTTGTGAATCTACTAAACTTAATAACTTTTCTGCATTCGCATCATCCTCAAATTTATCTATAAAATAATCCATAACTTCATCAGGAGTATTTAACAAAGGTGGTTTATCCCAAGGATATATTCCCGGATTTCTTGTTAAAGATTGTCCCGGTATAGCAGTGTCGAACATAGAACGCTCTTTACCACTGGGAAGTTTCATAGTGTCATTAAATTTTATTTCCATAGTTACCCCTTACTTGTAAGAAGACCTAATTGTTTTTTGAGGATAGAATTATATATGCTAAGAGGTCCATAAGAACCTGTTTCTACAGATGCAGGTCTGCTTCTTTGTGAAAAATACTTAGGACCTGTCCTACGAATACCTCTTCTGTATTTTTCAAATATATTTATATCTGGTGGTGTTTTTAATGATTGTTGTTGTAATTTCTGTGTTTTACCAAATTTGCTCATCACTATAGGAGCTGCAATGGATGCTACCATGCTTAACATATTATGTTCCTCTATTTATTGCGGCTATACCTAGGGCTGTTATAAAACTACCTATAGCATTAGAAGATTTCTCGTCTAAGTATTGATTATACAGGTCAGCTTGTATATCAGCATCAAGTATAGCCATAGCGTAATTAAATGCTCTATCTTGTGCATTCTCTGATGAAGTGTAGGCATAATCAGCTTCATCTCTATACTGTTGCCATATATTATTTAAAGCAGTGTTAGATATATTTAAATAGTTAGCTGCATTTAATTGATTTGCAGCATTGACTGCTGCAGTATTTGCTGTGTTTACATTTCTACGCCATGTGGCATTTGACTGTGCTATTGTTACAGCATTTGTAGTATTAAATTGTTCTCTCGTATTTTTCATAGTTCCACGAAATTGACTTAAAGCATTAGCTTGCCCTGCGTTAAATTGAGAAGTTGCATTTGATTGTGTTGTGTTTAGTTTCTCTATATCAGATGCTAATGATGCAAAGAACTGATTAACTTGATTTTGACTTGTGGCATTAAAATTCTCAGCTGCATTTCTTGATGCTTGGTCGGCTAATAGAGTTTGTATACGAGCTTGTTGATTAAGTGTTTCAGCTTGTTGTGCATTACTCAAGTTAGACATGTCCATCTGTAGAAAACCCTGAGCATTTAATACCATAGCTTGTTGTCTATTATTAAGATTAGCCATATCCATCTGTGCAATAGTAGCAGCATTTGCTAAAGCAGTTGCTTGTGAATTATTTAAGTTTTGTAATCCTAATGTTTCTACAATCTTTGCATTAGCAAATACTCGTTGTTGTTCTTGTGTAAAATTAACACCTGCAGCTTCAGCGTACTTTTCAGCGTTGAGGATATTAGCTTGTTGTTGGTTAGAAAGTTCTTGACCTGCTAAAGCTGCTTGGACTTGCATTTTAGCGAGAGCTGTTTGTTGTCTATTAGACATATTAGCTAACGCTACGTTTAAATTATTTTGTGTATTTGTTAAATTTGCCTGCTGTTGATTATCCATTATTTTAACAGCAGTAGTATAATATGTTTGAGCATCTGCTGTAGCTATTGGAACAGAAGCTTCTAATATAGCTTGAGTTATTGCTGCACCTGCCATAGAAGAAGCAGCCAATCCCCTTTGTGCCATAACTGCTGTGGCATTACGTACAACCCCTGCTGCCCATGAAGGAACTTGACCATCAGTAAACTGTTGGGATATACGAGCTAACTGTCCTTGAACAGTCATCTCTGGCGTTACAGCCATTGTAGCACCTTCTACTTGACTTGTAAAGTCTGTTTGTGCAGGAGCTGTTCCTGCCAAAAAAGCTGTATCTGCTGTTGCTCCTGTTATCAACTCTGGTGCTGTTATCTGTCTTTGCGTGGTATCAGCTCTTTGAACTAAACCTTGGGCAACACCTTGTTGAGCTTGTGCCAGTGCTTGAGGAGACATAACTCCTTGAGCTGCTACAGCTTGTTGTGTGAGTCCTGTGCCTTGTTGAGCAGTTGCTGTTGGAGTATCTGTAGCAACTAATGCAGGAGAAACTGTAGCTGCTGGAGAAACAGTGGGAGCTTGAGCTTGAGTAGCTGTAGCTTGTGATATTGGTATCTCGGGCTGTCCTTGTAAAGCATACGCTTCTGGAGATACTTCTTCTCCGGGTTGTATTTGTTGACTTATAGGCACATATTGTCCCTGCTGTGGCATAGCAGGATTTGTTACAGATTGACCCATGTAATCCTCTACATCCATAGTAGTTGTAGGTTCAGGAACTACATTGCCTATGGTTGTACCACCCTCTTGTCTTTTCTTCACTATTTAGCTCCCATTAATATTTTATCTAACTTATCTTCTAATCTTTTCATTGCATCCATGATGTCATGCATATCTTCTTTAACATCATCTTTACGTGCATACTCTTCTCGTGTTTTATTTAGTAATATCTGTAATCGTTTTACTTCGCCAAACATCTTGTTGAACGCCCAACCAAATGGTACAACGACCAATGTAAGAATAACGTTCCAAAATAACATTGCATCTATTTCCATGTTTACTCTGCATCCTTGATGGTTAGTGTTCCTGCTTTAACTTGTGCTAGTATTTCTGCGTAGTGTGTGTTTTTAGGGTCTAATGGAACGAACCACTCTTGACCATTTATAACTGCAAAAATAGTTTCATTTTTTCCATCTAAATCTTTACGATATTCTGCTAATGTAATATTCATAATTTATCCTTATAGTTCTGAGTCACATTTGAGTTGTGCAAAGTATCCCTCACCTGCAGTAAAAGTATTACTACTTGATGTTACTTGATAAAAACCATTTAAACTTGTTACACTTGCTGATGAAAATGTAGTGTCAGCGTTGTTTGTCGCTTTAGATAATCTAGCAGTAGTTCCGTTATAACTTATAAAAGTAAAAGATGGTGTTGCTCTCATGTCTGGTAGTCTATAACCTGCTATTACTCTATTTGTTGCAGAAGCTACTCCTGCAAAGTTTTGACTCTCAGTTTGGAAATAGTATCTTTGACACAATTTTTTCTCTTCACCAAATGACCTATGCTCAAATGGT